ATACAAACGCGTCTGGGGTGCATTGCAGGAAGAGTTCTCGAAACTCTATATTCTGAATGCAATCAATCTCCCGATGGAAGCCACCGTCTTCGGTGATGTTGGTATGAAGGTACAACGGAAAGATTATCTAGAAGCTCCGCCCTGCAACATCATGCCCGCATCTGATCCGAATGTAGTTTCGGAAATGATGCGTCACCAGATTGCGACGATGGTGAAGCAGGCTGCTATGCAAACACCTGGCTATGATATCGAGCAAGTCGAGCGGCAATGGCTGAAGACTCTGCACGTGGATGGGGTTAATATTATCTACCCAGGGCCGCAGAAGACTGGACCCCTACCGAATGTGAAGGTGCAAATCGAACAAATGAAGGTGCAGCTTGCGACAGAGAAAATGAAGTTTGAACAAATGAAGTTCGTCGTCTCCTTGAAAGAGCAGCGGCAGTTGAACCAAGCTAAGATAGTTGACCTCATGGCAAAAGCGACTCTTGAGATCGAGCAAGCAGGTGGTGTCAGAGCGGGCCATCAGATCGCTGCATTCGAAGCTGCAATCGGTGCACTGAAAACCCACAATGACATTTTGACGCAACAGGCAGAAACACTTTTAAAAGGAATGGAACATGACGCTGTACACGGACAGGATGCCGGAGGAGGAGGAGTTCAAGGGGTGGCTGGAAATGCAGGTAACCCAAGTGCTGCTCAAACGATTGCTCCCGCAGTGGGTTGAAGAAGAGAAAGAACGGTGGATGGCGGGGCACTATACCGACATGAGCCAGTATGGAACGGCGATTTTGAATGCGAAAGCAATCGGACGCTGCGAGGCGATTCATGATATATTGAATCTTGATTATGAAACATTTTGTATGGAGTTAGGATATGAGCCACCAAGAACAGACACAATGGAACAGTAGTGGGTTGTCCCCCTTAGGGCGGGCAGTATTAGTTAAACCTTATGAGCCAGAGAAGAAGTCGCAATTAATCGTGATGCCAGACTCAGTGAATGAACGGCTGCAGATGTTGGATACACGAGTCATTGTTGTGGCAATTGGCCCTTCATGCTGGCCGGACGAACCGCCAAGGGCGAAGGTTGGGGATAAAGTCCTCATCTCGAAGATGGCTGGTACTATGGTTCGTGGGACGAAAGATGATTTGATCTATCGCGCTATTAATGATAGAGATATATTCATGGCAATTGTAGAGGAGGCTGATCATGTCGGACACAATTAATACGCCGGAGATGGAACAAGAAGCCCGCGCTATGGGTTGGGTTCCCTCGGAAGAATTTCGTGGTGATCAAGCTCGTTGGGTAGATGCCTCTACATTTGTAGAACGTGGGCACACGGTTCTTCCTATTGTGAAGAAGAAGAATGCGGAGTTACAATCGCAACTGGAACAGATGGCGAATGAAAATAAGAGGCTTGCACAGCTGTTCGCGGAGACTCAACAGTCGGTGAAGGACCTGCAAGAGTTCCATAACACGAATACGAAGAAGCAAGTGGAACAAGCGCGGAAACAATTGCTGGAGGAGTTGAAGCAGGCGAAGCGGGATGGTGATGTTGATTTGGAGGTGGAATTGACGGATCAATTGAATCAGGCGAATGCCGCCCTTACGAAGCCTGCTGTGGTACCTCCCATAGTTCCGCCCATAGTTCCGCCCGCACCTCAAGTCGATCCTGACACTGTATCGTGGGCTGATGCAAATCGCTGGTACGGTACAGATGCACGGAAGACATCGCTTGCCAACTCCATCGCAAACGGTCTGCGGGCTGACCCCGAAAACGACCATCTCGTCGGGAAAGCTTTCTACGACCTCGTAGATAAGGAATTGTCTTTCCGCCTTAATGGTGGTGTGGGTTCGAGCAAAGTTGGCTCAGGTAATCACTCCGGTGACGGAGGAAATACTAAAGGTCGCACACCTACTTACAACGATCTCGATCCAGATGCAAAACGCATTTGCGACGCTGAAGGGAAGAAGTTCGTCGGAGAAGGAAAACTATACAAGACGCAAGCTGAATGGCGTCAATATTATGCTAACGCAGTATTAGGAGTCTAACATGAGCGAGAATCTATTGTCGTCCCTTTCGAAGTCAAACCCTGCTAATGCGCAGGAGAAAAAGTTAAGTAACAAATCCCGTATCCCTATGTCAGTACCTCGGCAGAGATTGCAGGCAGTTGACATTGATGGATATCATCTCCATTGGATGCTGGGTACACCATCCCGCCTCGCACAAGCGCAGAAGGCCGGATATACCTTTGTGGAAGATGGAGAGACAGATATAAACAATTTCGACCTTGGTGGGGATGCGGAAGCATCTGGTAATACCGACCTCGGATCAAGAGTTAGTATGGTTGCCGGTAGTGACACAGGTTCAGATGGTGATGCGGTTCGTCTCTATCTCATGAAGCTCCCCGAAGAACTGTGGGAGCAAGACCAATCCAAACTGGCGGAGATAAATGAGGAGACAGCTGCGAACCTACGCGGCGATAACCAGATAGAAGAAGGTTACATTCCGGCTAGCCATAAGAAGAAAGTGGCTGAGCTATTCCGTAAGAAATCTTAATTGGAGGGCTATTTAAATGGCTAATGCAAATCGTCCAGCAGGTCTCGTTCCGGTTAAAAACCTGAGCGGCGCTAATTGGAATGGCCAGGGGAATATCTACTCAATTGCAGCTTCGTATGGCACAGCTCTTGCTGTCGGCGATCCTGTAATCTCGAGTGGATCCGCTGATGCCAATGGTGTACCTGGAATTGCCATCTATGGTGGTACAGGTGCAATTCGTGGTGTGATTGTTGGGTTGGGTACTTCCGAAGGTGGTATATACAATCCGAATAACTTAAACAGTATTGTTCGTCCCGCAAGTGATCCAGCAGTATGGTATGCTATCGTGGCTGATGATCCGAATTTGATATTCGAAATTAGTGAGCATGCGAATGGCACACAGCTTGCCGCAGGTCAAACAGGGATGAATACTACAATGCAGAGCGGCACAAACAATGGTTATGTATCCGGTTGGACACTGTCGAGTCAGACAGATGCTACAGCGGCCACAACAGCAACTTTGCCAATTCGCCTCTTGGGGCTAGCTCGTCGCGCAAACAACGCCTTCGGTGCGTATGCGACATGGTTAGTGAAGATCAACGTGCATGAGCTTGGAACCGGCACTGGTGCCGCAGGCGTTTAATAGGAGAAGATTATGCCAGCAGGTGTTATCAATACAGGTACCCATCCGAAGCTATTATGGCCAGGTATCTATGCAACATGGGGTCAGGTCTACGACGAGTATCAGCCGCAATATTTGCCCTGCTACGAAGTTTTGGATTCTGACAAAGCGTATGAACAAGGTGTTCAAGTTACTGACTTTGGTTTAATGCCAGTTAAAGGCCAGGGTGCACCGATCCAGATGGACTCGGAAATTCAAGGTATCATCACAACCTATCAGCATATTGCTTATGCTCTAGGTTACGCGGTGACACATGAAGAGCTGAAGGACATGCTGTATAAAGAAGTAAGTGAGCGTCGTGCGAAGGCTCTTGCGTTCTCAGGTAATCAAACCATTGACACAGTGGCAGCGTTCCTGTACAACAATGCTTTCACCTCGACTTACTTCACAACAGGTGATGGAGTTGCGTTGCTGTCGGCTTCCCACGTGAATGCCACAGGTGGTACGTATAGTAATGTACTATCCCCTGCGGCTGACCTTGCAGAAGCTTCCTTGGAAGATTTGACTATCCAGATTATGGGTACGCAAACCGACCGTGGAAATTTGGTTGCAATTCAAGCAGAGAGCTTGCATGTACCTCGTCAAGAATGGTTCAATGCCACACGTATCCTGAAGTCTGTTCTCCAGTCTAACAGCTCGAGTAACAATATCAACGTGCTAAAGGCAACGGGCGCATTCCCCAAGGGCGTGCATATCAATCAATTCTTCACTGCACCACACGCTTGGTTTGTAAGAACTAACTGCCCACATGGAATGACATTCTTCTGGAGAGAGCGCCCAACGTTCGATCAAGATAATGACTTCTCGACTAAGAACGCATTGGCAGCAATGTATATGCGCTTCTCGGTTGGTTGTACTGATCCTCGTGGTTTGTTTGGTTCGAATGGGCCTTAATAGTTAGACGGAGTGGCTGGGGTAACCCAGCTGCTTTCGTGATGTGTGTTTGGAACCGAGTTGTTTCGCGCGCATATCATCAAGGCAACTTACGTGTTAGTAACAGACTACAACTTGGTGGACAGTGTCCACCCTACCTAAGGAGAATCAAATGTATCCAACTACCAGTTACCCCAATGGCTTCGCAAATGGTATTGCTATTCGCGGAATGCCCCTCGTACAGACGCAACAAGGCGCAATCTACTTCTTGTCGAACAGTGCGGTGTACCCGCGCGAGAGTCGTGCGGGGTCTGACAGCAATCGTGGAACTTTTAACTCACCATTCGCTACACTACAAGGTGCCTTGGGTCAGTGTAAAGCTGGCGAAGGTGATGTGATCTTTGTAGGCCCAGGTCATGCGGAGAATATTTCGAGTGCGACAGCGCTTAACCTGAATGTATCTGGTGTAGCGATTATCGGTCTGGGTACAGGTACTTTGCGTCCGACGTTCACTCTTGACACGGCAACTACTTCCACGATCACAGTGTCTGCTGCAAACATCAGTATTCAGCATTGTATATTCAAAGCAAACTTTGCGAATATCGCAGCACTGTTTACCCTTACAACTGCGCAAGAATTCTCCGTAGACTCTTGCATGATTCAGGATACGTCAGCCATTCTGAATTTCCTCTCCCTGTTCGCAACAGATGCTACAGCCAATCATGCTGACGGATTATCTATTACGAACAACTTGATTAACTTGAAGGCAACTTCTGGTGTAGTCAATCTGTTGTTAGGTGGTGCTGCTGCCGATCGCGTTCTTGTTATGGGGATTAGTTATCTCGCTGTTACAACGAATGCAGGTGCGATAATTGCGATGGGTGCATTCGGGCTGACTAACTTCCGTATGCTCCACAACTATTTCAACATTCAAAATGCAGCGGCTACGGCTACCGGTATCTGGGTTGTTGCAGGTGCAGGTTCTGGCTTCGTGGATGATAACTATGGCTTTGCTCTTTCATATCCAAGTTCAGCTGCACCACTCTTGTGTACGGCCGCCGCAGCCTTCGCTTTCGGTCTGAATGAGACAACTCATACAGCCGGTGCTTCCGGATTAACTAATCCAACAGCCGCAGCGTAATAACTTGGTTGGGGGTTCATAGCCCCCTTCCTTTAAGGAGACTTAAATGGCGAACTCAGTTATTAGTACAGTGGTGCATGATGGGGCGCGGAATGTACTGGTGGAGGTTACAGGGATTCTGGATACGAGTGATTACGTGCAAGCGGATATTACAACTATCAGCGGTTTAAATCCTGTACCGACAAACCTACGTCTGGATACAATTCAATTTGCAATTCAAGATACTTGCTCCGTTATGTTATGGTGGCATGACACAGCTGGCACAAGTCTGATTGCACCTCTCGCGGGTAGAGGGAGACTAGACTTCGGCTGGTTCGGGGGAAGGAATAACCCTAACAACACAGGCTATACAGGTAATATCCAAGTGTCTACAGCTGGTTGGTTATCAGGCGCTGTTCTCCACTGGACACTGCTTCTCGATCTGATCAAGCAAGGGGTTTAATATGACGATGCAAGCATCATACATGCAGGCAGATCGTATCATTCGCTATGGCTACATGGACTCCGGTATTATAGGGAAACAGTCTGACCCTTCGAGTGAACAACTGGCTGAAGGTATGATGCGGCTGAATGACATTATTAACTTCGAGCAGACGCAAGGGCAGAAGCTTTGGCTCGTGAGTGATACTCCGGTGACGTTGATAGCGGGGCAGAATCAATACACATTCAAACCTACCGGTAATGTCAACATGACAAAGCCGATAAAGATTATGCAAGGTTATTGGTTGTCTAGTCTAGGTGTCCGTACGCCGCTGAATGTGCTGTCTTGGGAAGAGTGGTTACGGTTGTCGCAGGTGAATCAGCAAGGTGCTGTGAACTCTTATTTCGTGGATAAGCAACAACTGTCTATGAATGTATCCTTCTGGCTTACCCCCGATGTAAATGCGGCAGCAGGCACTGCCCACGTACTGCTCCGGAACCAAGTAACAAACTTCGTCGGCCTCACAGACAATGCAAACTTTCCTCTCGAGTGGGCTATGTTCCTTCGCTGGGCACTTGCAGATGATCTAGCTACTGGTCAGCCTGCCGAGATAGTTGCACGCTGTGAACAACGTGCGATGGCATATCGAACTGCACTGCAAGATTGGGATACTGAAGATGCGTCCATCACCTTTATGCCTGATGCTCGAATGGGGCAAACTACCAACACATTTACTGGAGGGTATTGAAATGTCTTTAACTGATGGCGATGTTGAAAAGATAGTTGCGCGGTTGAATGAGAAGAGAAGGGCAGAGTCGATTGAGCATTCCGATTTCTACATCGCCCCTGAAGAGCATTATAATACACATAGGAATTTAGGCGAGATGTATGCAGACTGGAAAGCAATTAAAGGTGCCTTCATGAAAATGATGGTTGGATTTATTTTGGTTGGTACAGCAGTAATGGCCGTGATAGGTTTTGTAGTCGAGTTCGCAAAAGACCTTCCATCTAAACTCTTGGGGCACTAAATGGCACAGCAAGGACAACAGGGTCAGCAGCAAGAAGGCTCAAACCCTCGGATACCTTTAGTTGCGGTTGCCTTGAATAGAGGTAGCTCGACTGCTTTCGATTCGAAGTTGGTGAATGCTTATATTGAGAAGCAAGCTGACGGGGAAGTGTGGCTGGTGAAAAGACCTGGACTAATCCAACTGTCCGGAGTGGCGGCGGGAATTGGCTATGGTGTGTATAATTGGCAAGGGGATATATATCAGATCGTTGGTTCGACTGTGTATAAGAATGGAGTGGCATTGGCGGGAACTGTAGATACTTCCAACGGGGTTTACTCTTGGGGGTCTACACTTGGGGGTACACCGAGCTTATTCCTGCAGAATGGTGTCGCTCTTTATTATTATAACACGACTTTAGGGTTAACTGCAATAGCTTCCCCGCCGGTTTTTTCCCCTAGCACTTTGGTAAAAGGCTGCGCGTACCTTGATGGTGTGATGTATATCATGGATACGGGTGCTAACATCTGGGGATCGAATACAAACGATTTAACTACATGGAGT